GCACTACCACTTTCCAGAGAGAGCTCTTTTCCTTCAAAGAGCACAACAAACGGGGAATGAACAAAAACAACAGAACAGGCTTCATTCATATCAATTGCCCTGACATTACTGGTCACAAGATAAGTATATATCGATTTACAAAAATACAAGCTGAAAGACCGGTATTCGTAACCACCAGCGCGTTTAATGTTCTGTACCGTTTTTCGGGCAATAAAAAACCCGCTCGGTGGCGGGTTGTAAAAATTCTTCTAACGTCAGGCACAAAACGCCCATCTTCAGGAAGAATTTACCACAGATTCGGGAAAAATCAACAACACTATCGCGTTACCCTCTTTAACTGCCGCTCCGCCCATGCCTCTTCAATGTCAAACCGAACCACCAACGTATCGTAAAAGCGTTTCACTGATTTTTTCCACGTATCAAGCGTGATGGCATTCGTCACCCTGCATATGGCATTAAATGCCTCCGTTGACGGTAATCTTTCATAGCCCCGACCGCCACAACGCTGGCAGTCCCTGATAACAGGCATCCCCCGTTTTTCTGACTCTTCACGATGAATGGCTACACCACGCCCACGGCAGTCTTTACAGGCAGTGGAAACCTCACCCTTTCCCCCGCATTCAGGACAGGCAACTTTTACCACTTCCCGGACTTTTTTCCATTCTTCCCAGTAAGACGGATACACACCCTTTGTACACTTTGCCCATACCGGCGGTTTACCATCCGGATACTGGACCTTGTTTGTAAAAACTACGCTTTCAATAAATTTTTTCCCACCGCAACAAGGGCACTGTTTTTTACTCGCTGCACTGCGGGCATAATCCTCAAAAGCATACGAAGCCATAATGCGCATCACTGCCGGTTTTATTTCTGCCGGAAGTTTTCTCAACGCCGCCACGCGATCGCACCGACTGAGTGCATAATCTGTCAGTAATTCCGTTGCCCTCTCCCTGTCATTCATACTGATACCCATTTTCCCCAGGAACGCAGAAAATCCCATCTCAGCCCGGTTCTGTGTCATCCCCTGCGCAGCCATCACATCAGTGATACTCAGTGCATCTTTTGATGTCGAGGCGGACGCATCGGTCAGGCCAGGCGATTTCGGGGAATAATATTTCGGTAAATCTTCCAGCTTCATTTTTGACCTACCCGTCATGCATTATTTCGTAAATTTTCACGCCCAACCGCCCACCGGGAACGACCTGGCCGCGCACAATATTGATTTCATCAAACTGCTCGTCGTCGATAAGCAGTCCCGCATGCGTCAGCGCATCCAGTGGTGCTTTCAGAATATTGTCCAGGTCACGACGGCGCTTATCCGGTGGCTCTGCAATAATTTTTATTGCCAGCCTTCCGGACAGATTTAATTTCAGTCGCTGCTGGCGAACAATAAGTGCCACATCCCGGCGATAACGCTCACCGGCTTTTGATACAAAATATGTGCTGCCACGACGTCGCCAGTAGGTGTTTACCGTCGGCGGGTAAGGCAAAACAAATTCTATCCCCATCAGTAACCTCTTTTATCCGAGTACGCCTGTTGCAAAGGCGTGATCAAGAAAACGAAAAATTAAATCAACCTGAGAACCATGCTTTTCTTCGAACGCCAGCGGGTCCGCATGAAGCTCGTTGTGATGCTCCCGACACAGCGGTAGCGTGAAAATATCGTGAGATTTTGTCCCCATCCCGCCCTGACCATGACCAATCAGGTGATGGGGATCGTCTGCTGGCTTACCACAACACGCACACGGCTGTGTCTTCACCCAGCGTGTGTATTTCTCATTTACCCAACGGCGACG